TACTACTGGATTATTATGGTGGGCATGGTTAGCTCAAGATATGGCAAATATAGCTGTATTCCTACCAAGATCTATTCCATTGGATATGATGATAGCCATAAGCCTTGTATTTGTATCTGGATTAGCATTTATGCTAAAAGAGCGTGGGGGAAGAATTCAAAAACTTGTACAAAGCAAGCATAATACCAAATTTGTAAGATCTGCTACAGCTATAGATTTTGTCTACTTTCTGATATTGGTTTATTTTAAAGAACTTAACGATATTCCAATGTCTACCACTTGGGTATTTGTTGGATTATTGGCGGGAAGAGAATTAGCAATTAGAACCGTAAAGAGAGAAAAGGTAACTAAGGTATTTCCTATAGTAGCTGGAGATTTTAGTAAATTAATGCTTGGTTTATTGGTTTCAGTAGCTATTGTTCTATCTGTAGGAATTATTAAATAAACAGGGCATATAGAGTATTTTGCTAATAATGACTATATAACTTATAATTGATTATCTACGTCTATTAAATTAGGAGGACGGGATATGACAAAACAGCAATATCTAGCTGATACGCTACAAAAGCTTATACAGTCAGGTAAGTATTTTAATAATGGATCAATAAATTTCGACGGGATAGCAAGAGAAATTCTTCTTGCCCTAGATGACTTTATTCCAGAGTAATATCTATAGTAGTCTTATTAAGCTCTTCTTGAGTCCAAAGTCCTACTTTGGAATCTCCCATATAACCCTTAGCCATACCTTTAGATACCATTTGGTCATTGATTGAAATATCGCTATTGATATAGATCTTACCTAGATATCTACCGTACTTATCTGGTTTAAAGACTTCGAGTTTTACGAGCTTCCCCGCCAAAAGTTGGGTAAGGTATGCCTTGGTAGCTTTGCCATAGGGAGTGTTCTTTTCGGCTGTATCTACCCCTACAAGGCGAATTCGCTCTGATCTCCATACCTTAAAGCCAAGATCAATAAAAACATCTACAGTGTCGCCATCGACGACATTTTCAATTTTTGTGTAATATGTGTACATTAGAATATGCCCTTCCAGAATTTATCCATATCTTCATTATCGGTGTTATCATTTTCGGCGTTCACTAATCCATCTGGAATAGCGGCCAATCTACATAATCCATTTTCTTCTACATTGTAGGATAGGATTTTACAACCTAGTTCTGAGCTTCCCTCAATTTCTACATGGAAGGAGCAGTTTCCGCATTTTACTCCAATGGAAGCATTTTCATTATCGGAACCATCTTCATATCCGACCCATACAGATCCGCTGCCCTTATCGAAAGATCCAAATTTATCTACTACTGAAAGCAAGGCATCATGGTAGGCTTTCTCTACGGGGGTTAATTGATCGTATAGGTTCATATAGCTATTATACGGCATATTTATTGGGGGTATCATATTTTCGGCGCACTGATCACTCCATATGATATTATGATTATATGAGTAGAAATAAAAAAAATGATGGTAAATGTGATAGGGAAGATGGCCCAGACTGGCTAGACCTCTATCCAGATGATATAATATAGTTGGCACTCTGCTTCGGGGAGTGCTAATTTAAACTCGCTTAATAAAGGAGCAAAAATGGTAAATTATAATAACTCAATGGTCAGCATTTATGACCCATTCAAGTTCGTAGATCAGTTATGGAATCAAACATGGACTACTACGGCAACATCATGGCAGGATTCATACCCGCCATTTAATATCAGAGAAATCGATGAGGATACTCGTGTCCTTGAACTGGCTACCGCTGGTTTTGCAAAGGACGAGTTAACCATCAAGATCGAAGACGATGTTGTAACTATCTCAGGAGAAAAAGAAAAGCAAGAAGAAGAGCCAAAGTACCTACATAAGGGTATTGCAACTCGGAAGTTTGCCAAAACTATTACTCTTTGGGAGTATTGGGAAGTAGATTCTGCTGACTACAATGATGGAATTCTCTATGTAGTTCTAAAAAGAGAAATTCCAGAAGAGAAAAAGCCTAGACAAATTAAAATAAAATAGGCTATAATTAATATGTGCACCGCCGTGTTACTTTCCGTTCTACCTTTCTTGCGGATAGCTTAGTGCGGGCATAAGGGCCCTGAGCATGGCCATGTAAACTGCTCATTTTTTATTTATCTGATACAATATAGAATATCCATTGAGGATATTAGAAGGAGAAAACATATATATGTCAATCAATAAAGCAATGCTAGATTCATATGCACGTAACCTTGCAGGTCAAGTAGTCGGTGCAATTGTAATCGTAATGCAAACAGCAAATGTCGGATCACCAGTTGATTTTGGTTCATCTGAATGGCTACTAGTAGCAAATGCTCTTTGGTCATCTGCCGTTCCAACATTAATTCGTTGGGCGAATAAGAAAGATCCAGCATTTGGTCGTGTAGCAACATCTGTTGCTGCAGAAGCAACAAAGAAGCTAGAAACAGCAGTAGCTGCTTCAGCGGCTAAGAAAACAGCAGCCAAGAAGACAGCATCTAAGAAGACGGTGAAGTAGTAGTGGCAACAAAGGGATCTTTAGAAGCAATAATTGAAATTGCTAAAAAGGAAGTTGGGACTATTGAAGGTCCTAAAGACAACGAGACAAAGTATGGAAAGTGGACGGGTGCAAACTTTCTTCCATGGTGCCAATCATTTGTTTCTTGGTGTGCATTTACTTCTGGACTAGATCCAAAGAAGTACCCTAAAACTGCTGCAACAATTGCAGCGTCTGATTGGTTTAAGAAAAATAATCGTTGGGCAGATGCTCGTAACGATGATCCTACTCCAGGAGACTGGATTTATTTCGATTTCCCAGATGATGGAGTAAATCGTATTTCACACGTAGGTCTTTGTATTAAAAATAATGGCGATGGAACAATCCAAGTCATTGAAGGAAATACTTCAGGAACTGCTAAAGGGGATCAGCGTAATGGCGGTATGTGTGTAGAGAAAACTCGTGCATACGTAAAAAACAATAAGAAGAAGCTAATTAATGCTGTAGTTGGTTGGGGTCGTCCAGTATATGCTGGCGAAGAAAACCTACCGCTATTGTCTAAGGTTGGATCTTCTGATGTTGTTGCAACACCTGCAAAACCTGCTAAACCAGCAGAACCTGCTGCACCAAAGGAATTTGTTAATCTAAAAGTTGGATCTAAAGGACAAAAAGTAAAAGTTGTTCAAGCAGCTCTGAAACTTAAGGATGACGGAGACTTTGGTCCCGCAACAGAAAAGGCTGTAAAGGCATTTCAGAAGGCCAAAGGTCTTCCAGAGACTGGTATTGTTGATCAAAAAACATTCAAGGCTCTAAAGGGCTAATAAGCTCTAAAAAAATATCCCCTGGGAGAAATCCTGGGGGATTATTTTTTAATATTCTTCTTCTTCGAAGTCATCTTCAAACTCTTCTTCCTTTTCGTAACTAACATCTAACACTTCTGTGTTTTCAGCAGAACCGATTAGGTCAAAAGAGTCGACAATGGCCTCTATGTTGTCATACTTATTAATATCCACTTCCAGATTCAATGTGACAAAATATTTAGGCATCTTCATCCTCCACTAATGATGGCGGTGGTGTGAGAATCTTTCCTTCTGCATGTAGATTTCTAATCTCTAATGCTTCTTCACCTTTACCAACACCATCTGCTATTATCATAAGCATATCATACACCCTTGATAGTTGTATATAGATTCCAAGTAAGATGTTGTCGTTTTCTTCAGCCATTTAATTCCCGTTCCATTGTTCTATATGTGTCCATTCCTACATACACTCTATCACTACATTCTAGACAAAAAAGATATACTCCGTCGTCGTCAAAACCAGCAAGTAGCTTGACACCGCAAGAAACATTATGGGAAAAGTCTGTGCGAGTATCAAGCCATTGCCTTACGACTCTGATATCAATTACCCCAGTGTTATCTATTGTCATAGATTAACTGTATCATTTTATTTTACCGAATGTCAAGGTTATGCTTCGACAGGTATTTTATAAGGGGTTAGATCCACTTTCGGGAAGTTAAGTACCCATGTTTTGGCTTTCTGGATTGAATTGACCCATGAGGACCAATTTTCTCCACCCTTAGACATATGAAATGCAATTTCTGCATTGGTAACTGGATTTAGCAACTCCTTATTGCTCTCAAGCCCGAACTTCTCTCGACGCTCTGGCCCTAGGCTTCCAATCATATTGATTTGGAATATGCCATAAGAACTGTCTCCAGTTTTTGTATTACCATTATATGCCACGGGGCGGCCATTAGACTCCGTTTTAGCGATAGCCCAGGCCTTCTTAAGCTCATCACCCTCAAAGCCTACTAAATATAATAAAATAGCAAGGTCTTCGTCGGTTAACTTCTTAGCCTTTTTAAATTGCTCAAGCTTATTAGTTCTAGCTTTCACAATTTCCATGGTTTTCTTTAAAGATTCAAGATACTCTTGATATTCCTTAGTAGTCTTTAAATCTTCTAAGTTACTTACCTTTTTTAACGGTTCTTTTGTATATTTACTAAAATCTATACTAGGAGTAATATTAATTCCTAATATAAATACTAATAAATAACTAAGTAACCTAATACTTAGGTTTTTACTCATATTATTATAATAACCTCTTTCTTGTACCTTGTCAAGACTTTTTTTTAAAAAATCTTTGTGATATACTGAAAATATTCTGAAGCGAAAGGTAATACCCCTTGCATATAAGTTTTTTCTCGTCTGAGTCTGGATTTAACTCCACCGTTGGATACGGCCAGGCGGGAATCGGAATAGTCTCCTCACTTCAAAAATTAGGGCATCTCGTCACTTTAAATAACGAAAATGCCGATCTTCAGCTTAACTTTGTTCAACCTACATACTATAAGTTCAACAACCCTACTCAATATACTATCGGATATACACCCTGGGAGTCAACTGTTTTGCCTATGTATTGGCTAGAAAATATGAATAAATGTGATGAAGTATGGGCAACATCAGCAATGACTGCCAAGTTCTTTATAGATGCTGGTGTAGAAAAGCCTATTAAAGTTTATCGCCACGGAATACATGATGTTTGGAAGAAGCCTAAAGTAAGAAGACCTGGATCAAAGTTTAGATTTTTACACATTGGAGAGCCTGCTCCTAGAAAAGGCGGGGAATTAGTAATTCAAGCTTTTATAGAATTATTTGGAAATGATCCCCAGTATGAACTAACATTAAAATGTCATAATGCTAATACGATTAGATATAAAGACATGTTTGGAAACCATATGGATATAAAATCACAATATCCAAATATTAAGTTTGTTGTAAATGAAATGACCGATGAGGGTTTGGTTATGTTAATGCATCAGCATGACTGTCTTGTGTATCCTAGCTATGGAGAAGGTTTTGGATTTATCCCGCTTCAAGCAATGGCTACAGCAATGCCAACCATTTGCACATCCGCCTGGGCTCCATATGCAGATCTTATAACTCTAAAGTTAGAGTCAACACTTGGGGACTCTCCTTGGCCTTTAATGCATCCTGGAAAAGTTTTCTTTCCAAACAAAGAGCATTTAAAGACTTTGATGTTAGATGCTGTCTCTAATTTTGAGAAACACAGTGCAGTTGCGTTAAAGAATACTACAAAAATTTATGAACAGTTTAATTGGGACACACTTACTGAAAAAGCTTTTTCCCATTTAAAAAACATTGCATAAACACTTCCGCACTTGTAAAAGCTTGTGGTAAGATTGTATTCCAACAAAAAATTAAAAGTGCCAGGGGGCACTAGAAGGAGTTTTCATAAAATGTCGTTACCATCACCATATCAGGAGTTTATTGCTTTATCTCGCTATGCAAGATATATAGAGTCCGAGAATCGCAGAGAAACCTGGGGTGAGACAGTAGATAGATATTTTGCATTTGTTACAAATCACTTAGGTAAAAATCACGGATATACTCCAGACGAAAAACTACTTAAAGAACTTCGTAATGCAGTTTACAATTTAGACATCATGCCATCAATGAGATCTGTCATGACTGCAGGCGCTGCACTAGAAAGAGATAATGTTGCAGGATATAACTGCTCATTTGTTCCAGTTGATTCTCCAAGATCATTTGATGAAACAATGTATATCTTGATGTGTGGAACAGGTGTAGGATTCTCTGTTGAGTACAAGTATATTAATAAACTTCCTGCTGTTCCCGAAAAATTAGAAAAAACTACAACCACAATTGTTGTAGAAGATTCCAAGCAGGGATGGGCAAAGGCATATAAGGAACTTCTTGCAATGCTTTGGGCAGGACAGATTCCAGTAATTGATGTTTCTAGACTTCGCCCAGCTGGTGCACGTCTTAAGACAATGGGTGGTCGTTCTTCAGGACCTCAACCGCTAGTAAATCTTTTTGACTTTACAATTGCAAAGTTTAAGAATGCAGTTGGTCGTCAACTAAAGCCAATAGAATGCCATGACATCATGTGCAAGATTGGTGAGATTGTTGTTGTAGGTGGTGTTCGTCGTTCTGCAATGATTTCACTTTCTAATATCAATGATATTGAAATGGCACAAGCAAAAACTGGAAACTGGTGGGAGAATAATTCTCAACGTGCTTTGTCTAACAACTCTGTTGCATATTCTCGTAAGCCAGAGATGGAACAATTTATAGCAGAATGGAAAAACTTATATGACTCAAAATCAGGAGAGCGTGGTATATACAATGTGGCAGCTGCTCAAAAGCAGGCAGCCAGATGGGGGCGTAGAGATCCAGAAATCCACTACGGAACTAACCCATGCTCAGAAATTATCCTTAGACCTTATCAATTTTGTAATCTCTCCGAAGTTGTAATTCGTGAAAATGACACTAAGGAAACAATTGCAAACAAGGTTCGCCTAGCCACAGTTCTTGGAACATGGCAGTCAACACTTACAGACTTTAAGTATCTTCGTAAAATCTGGAAAGATAATACAGAAGAAGAAAGACTACTGGGAGTATCTTTAACAGGACAATTTGGTCACAAGTTTATGTCTGGAAAAGAAGACCTTAAAGACCTTTCTGACTTCTTGGCCCGTCTTCGTGATTATGCAAGAGAGACTAACAAGGAAGAAGCAGCAAAGCTTTCTATTCCTGAGTCCGCAGCTATTACATGCGTTAAGCCTTCAGGTACAGTATCACAGTTGGTTGGAGTATCTTCAGGAATGCACCCATGGCACTCAGAATACTATATCCGTACAGTACGTGCAGACAATAAAGATCCATTGACAGAATTGATGAAGGCATACGAGGTTCCAAATGAACCAGACTTTATGAAGCCAGACTCAACAACTGTATTTTCATTCCCAGTAAAAGCACCAGAGGGTGCAATTGTTAGAAATGACCTTACTGCTATTGACCATTTAAATACATGGTTGGTATATCAGAGAGAATGGTGTGAGCATAAGCCTTCAATTACCGTATCTGTTCGTGATGATGAATGGATGGCTGTAGGGGCATGGGTATACGACCATTTTGACGAGGTATCTGGAATTTCATTTTTACCGTATTCAGATCATACCTATAAGCAGGCTCCGTATCAAGAAGTAACCGAACTGGAATACCTAGAGCTTTTGGCCAAGATGCCTTCAGCAATTAATTGGTCAGATTTGTCTTTCTATGAAAAAGAAGACATGACTTCTGGTAGCCAGACCTTTGCCTGCAGCGCAGATAATTGCGAAGTAGTAGACCTAACTACCACATCAGCATAGAACAGCTTTTGTGATAAAATTGAATTAATCTGGAGGGATTAATTAATGGCTGGTATTAAAAATTTTAAAGTAGATCAATCTACTAACTTTACCTTTACCCTTATTTATAAAGATCCCGACGGAGATCCAATTGATTTAACACAATATCGTGTATTTATGGATATCAAATCTGCACCAGGTTCAAAGAAAGTATTAGCTTCTTTGACTCAAGGTAATGGCATTACTGTTACTCCCCTCCAGGGAAAAATTGAAGTAAATGCAGCTCCAGATAAAACATCAAAGTTTGCTTATCCAAAATCAGCATATGATTTAGTTGTTGAACATATACCAACAGGTCAACTTACAAGACTTGTAGAAGGATGGTTAGAAGTTTCTAGGGCGGTGACAGTAGTTTAATGGTTAACTATATTGATAATTCTAATATTATCGACATTACTACAGTAGATAATGATGTAATCATTTCTGACACTGGGCAACCAGGTCCTAGAGGTAAATCAATTCTTAATGGTACTCAAACACCTACCTCAACATATCCAGCAGAAGCAGTAGAAGGAGATTTCTACCTAAAACTTCCAGATTATTTGATGTATGGTCCAAGAACCTATGCAGGTGATTGGGGTACTCCAGTTGATCTATTTACCCTCCCAGAGTCAGTATATGCTTATGAGCAATTAATCTCTTCAACAACATGGACAATCCCATTTTCAATGCATAAATTGGCCTTCAAGCCAAACGTTACCGTGGTAGATAATAATGGAAACCAAGTGGAAGGGCACGTCCAGTACCAGAATGACAATACTGTTATAATTAGTTTTGCGGCAGAGTTTTCTGGGAAGGCATACCTGTCGTAATTTAAAACCTAGGAGTTATACAAGTGGCACGTAAATTTTTAACCCCGATTGACATGACGGGTCTGGAGATTCAAAAGCTTCGCATTGAAAATGCACTTTCGAATCCAACAGTAGCGTCAGGTTCAGAATCGGTATTTAAGGGTAGAGTATTCTTCAATACTACTACAAACAAGCTTTATTATTATAATGGAACTAACTGGCAAGCAACTGGTCTTGTCTCAATTACTCTTGGCGGCGACCTTTCAGGAACCGCAACAACAGATACAGATGGAAATGTAACACTTAATGCCACAATTAATGCAAACTCCATCGACCTAGGTACAGATACAACTGGTAACTATGTAGCAACAGTAGCGTCTTCTGGCGGTACAATTACAGTAACTGGTTCAGGATCTGAAACAGCTGCAGTTAACGTTGACCTTCCCAACACAGGCGTTACAGCAGGTTCATATGGATCACAAACAGCGATCCCAACATTTACAGTAGATGCACAAGGTCGTTTGACCGCAGCAGGAACTGTAACAGTAGCAACATCACTTTCAATCGCAGGTGACACTGGAACAGATACAGTAAATCTTCTTACTGACACTCTAACAGTATCTGGTGGAGAAGGAATCGATGTTGCTGTAACAAACAATACAATTACAGTAGCTGCAGAAGATGCAACTTATACTAATAAGGGTGTTGCTTCATTCGATTCAACAGACTTTACAGTAACATCTGGTGCGGTTACAATCAAGAACGTAAACCTTGGAACACAAACCACAGGTGATTATGTAGCTAACATTACTGGAACCACAGGTGAGGTAACAGTAACTCCAACTTCTGGAGAAGGCACAAGCGTAACAATTGGCTTGCCAGACAATGTAAACATTACTGGAGACCTACAAGTTGGCGGAAACCTAAACGTAGTAGGTACAGTAAACTCTGTAAATACTACAGAAATCAACATTGTTGATAACAAGGTAAATCTTAATTCTAATGTTACTGGAACACCAGTAGCAAATGCAGGACTTCGTGTAGAGCGTGGAACAGAAACAGATGTTGAAATTCTGTGGGACGAAACAGCAGACACATGGACAATTTCTGATGGCGGATCTACATATTATGGATTAGCAAAGAAGTTCGTAGCAACAATCGGTGACGGAGCAGCAACATCATTTGAAGTAAGCCATGGAATGGATACATATGATGTACAAGTTCAGGTTTACGACGCTGCTACTTACGAAAACGTAGAATGTGGAATTTCAAGACCTACTCAGGCAAAAGTAGCACTAACATTTGCAGTAGCACCAGCTTCAGGAGCATACAAGGTAGTAATAGTAGGCTAAGGGGGAAATAAATGTCTTCTATAAAGAGATTAGTTCCCTTAAATGCAGTTTCATTAGCATCTAATCCAACCAATCCAAAACTTGGTGATTTTTATTTAAACACCACTACAAATAATTTTAGAGTTTATACCGCCACAGGCTGGGTCGAAGTTGGATCTGGCGGCGGAGCAGCAGTACACATTGGGTCAAACCCACCAACATCACAAACAGAAGGCGATCTTTGGTTTAATAACGTAGATCCACATTTCTATACTTATGATGGAACATATTGGGTAGAAGTTTCGCTTGGACCTGTTGGACCTTCTGGCCCTGGTCTTCCAACTGGCGGTACAGTTGGGCAAATTCCAGCAAAATCTTCAACAAATGACTACGACACAACTTGGGTAACTCCATACTCATCGACCAGCTTTGCCTCTGATTTTCTAGCAAGAACTACAGATTCATTATCAGAAGGCACAAATAATAGATACTTTACTAATCAAAGAGCCATAGATGCCACTGCAACAGCCGTTGCTGGGGCTGTAACAACCGCAAATGCTTATACTGACACAAGAGTAACAAATCTTATTGATTCAGCTCCTGGAGCCTTAGATACGCTTAATGAAATTGCAGCGGCTATTGGAGATAATGCAGATTTTGCTACTTCAGTGTATAATGAAATCAATGCAACAAAGGCTTCCGTTTTGGACACTGAAATTGGTATAATTATGGGAGCATTGTAGGAGATTATGGCAAATACACCAGTACAGTTTTTCAGGGGAGCAGCAAATACAACATCAACATTGTTGTATACCGTTCCCGCAAACAAGACTGCCATCGTAACTAATATCTCTATTACAAATACAGGAGCTTCAGCAACTACCGCAACAATTCTATTTGACGGCGTAGAGTATCTAGACGAAATTGCTGTTAGCGCAAATGACACCATGATCCTTGACATGCGTACTGTGCTTGCACAGAATCTGCAGATTACAGGACTAGCTTCTACAGCTGGTGTTAAATTTCATATTTCAGGTGTAATAACACCATGAGTATAAGAGTGGCTAGCTCGTCAACAGTTGTTACTGCTACCGCTCCTGCCTCAGCAATTCCCGTAGGTACAGTAGAGGAAAGACCACAAAATCCTGGACACGGGGACCTGTATTTTAATACCACTCATGATACACTTGAGCAGTACACAAAAGGTGGCTGGCAAAAAATGGGTTACCAAATAGCCATGGCACTAAAAATGAATAAAATGGAGTTGATGTAATGCCTGATTATACTTCGTTAGCGAATGAAATTACCGCTATCAAGTCGGAGATCGCTGCAAGCGTAGGTGCTTCTACCTATACCGCACAAGATCTTGTCTACCTTGCATCAGCACTACAAACTTTGGGCGGGATGCTCGGAGTAAATGACATTGTAACAGCTACAGCAGATAAGATTGCTGAAGTTAATACAGCTAAAGCAACAGCTTTAAGCTCAATGGAAACAAAGAGAGTAAATTCTCTTGCTGACGTAAATGCTGACAGAGCAACAGCATTGGCAGATATTGATTCTGCTAAAACAAGTGCTCTAAATCAAATTGCAGCAGGTTCAACAAATTTCAACGTGCTGTTCATAGGGAGTATGATTTAATATGGCAATTCATTATAAGGTTTTAGGGCAGGTTTTACCATCTGCTAATGCCACATGGACACAGCTATACGCTGTTCCAACAGGTAAGGAGGCAGTATGCTCATCTCTTACCGTAGCAAATTTAACAGCGGACGATATTCTATATCGTGTACGCATTCGTGTAGCAGGCGCAGCCGCTAACGATAAACAATATTTAATTTATGATACTGCTGCAGCAGGCGGAGTATCACAAGCACTACAACTTTCTATGACACTTTCAGCAGGAGACATTGTTGAAATATATGCTCCAAGTACCAGTATTGCATTCAATATCTTTGGATCAGAGGTAGATGCATAATGCCAGGATTTAATACAATCCCAGCATCAGGTGGTGGAGGAGGCAGTTTACCCAATGCATCTTATGTTGGTTCTATACATATGTCAACGTTTGCAAGATCGTGGTCTCAAGCAGGAGTAGCTGGAACATATGCACTATATTCTGCAAACCAAGAATCTGGGTTTGCCTACTTTGTTGGATCAACAACAACTGGAATTCCTTTAAATAGAGTAGCTACAGTATCACATTCATTTACTAGAATTGATATAGTTGCTCCTAAAAATGATATGGTGTCATTATATAAAATTAAGTTAAAATCAACAACAAATTTTGCTAATGGACTAGCTAGTTTCCCATATAGTTCCGCATTAACATCTTCAGTTTCTACAATAACATCATCTGGAACATATACACTTCCAGCAAACTCTATACCATTAGTAAATGTGTTAGTTGGAGGCGCTGGAGGAGGATCAGCTGGAGAACATCATGGCGGTGGCGGTGGCGGCGGTGGTG